TTCTTTAGCTGTAAGAGGGGTTTGTGTAGGGTGACTTAGGTTTTCGGGCGGAGATGCAGGCTAGGTAGCTGTAAAGGATAACAGCTGGTGAGGGTGTAATAGTGAAGGGAGTAGCAGCCTAAAAGCTGTAAACGACCGAACGGGATCTGGGGAATAGTGATACTTAGGTTAAGTATAGTTCTTGCCGCTCATAAGGGGAGTAACTTAGCGAGCCTCTGCTTGGGGCGACGGCTCCTACAGTTACCGACTGTGTGTTTGTCCTATAGCAAGACGGTTTGAAAAGAGTACTCAAACCGCTTGCGTGGTGATACAGAGCGAAGTTACGGTTTTTTACGATAGGAAACAAATCGCTGTATCCCTTGCTGTGTCTACGTTTCTCATATATGAGACAGATAGTTGTTATAACATTCCTTCTAGTTTAGGCTGTCCTAAACCTTTTAGCGCTGTTCATTGTCACTGAACAGCTGTATGTAATGAACATACAAATAATAGCTATCTTTGCACAGTTATGAGACTAAAGAAGTACCTCACTGGAGGGCAAGTAAAACTAGATAAGAATAAAGACGGTAAGCTTACCGCTGAAGATTTCAAACTTATGAAAGCGAAGAAGAAAGGAATGTACGCCAAAGGCGGTATGAAGATGTACGCTAAAGACGGATCTATAGTTAAAGCTTTAAAAAGCTACGAAAGCAAAGACAAAAAGCGCAAAGAAGTAAAAGGATCTAAATAACTTATTTACTTTTTAAGTTTACTACTGGTTACGATTATTAGGTATCCGTATAAGTAATCATCACGTACCTCAACCATACCTTCATATCCTAAATCCTTATAGCTATACCAGAAGGTTCGTTTATCTTCAGTTCTTGACATAAACTGAAGTCCATAATCGGAAGTGTTATTGATAACCTTGCATATAGCGGTACAGTTATCTTCACCCACCTGCGAGGTGAATATCATATCATAGACATTTCCGAGTGGCGTGGTGAACTCTTGAGTTAGATTAACAGCTAACCCTAAGGTATCTAGTGCTGGGGGTAGGCTTTGTGCTGAAGTCAGCAAGCTGATTAAAACAGCTGTTGTGGTGATTAACTTTCTCATAGTATTTTGTTTCATCTCTTACAAACATAAAATAAATAATCCATACAAGTCAAGTATTTTGTTGAATAAATTTTAATTAACTTTGCAACTAGCTGTAAACCAGTATTATGAAAGCGAAAAAAAGTAAGTCACACGAGATGGTAAAAGCCCCATCAGGCTATCATTGGATGACGGAGAAGGGCAGACATTACCTTATGCCACACGAGGGAGACTTCGTTCCGCATAAAGGTGCGTCACTAGAGGCTAAGTTTAGAATCATCACCAAGCACAGCAAGTAATTACCAAGTCTTTCCGCCCTTGGCTCGTGGGTCTATAGGCACATTGATCTGTTCCTCACCATACATCTTACGGTAGAACTTGCTTACTACCAATCGACCTGTCTGGCTTAGCGCATAGCGCACCCTATAGTTTCTTCCTTTCTCCTCACGGAACATATAGTCTAGCGCATCATTCATCTCACTAGTCTTATCGAAGTGTTTGTAGATGTATCCTTTTTCTTTTAGCGGGCGTACCAATCTTTGGAACAGCTTCCGCTTACTATAGAAGTAAGCGTCAGAAGCGTAGTCTATAGTAAAGAACTCTAGGTCGTAGATAAACACCATAAAGCGTATCTCAGCTTCAGAGATGTCGTAGTTCTTAGCCATATCACGCAGGGCTAGATTTAGGTACTTAAGATCGTTGGACTTTATGTATCTGTCTTTGATGACAGAGAAGTCACGAAACATCTTTAGCTTGGACACTTCACTTTTAGGCATAACGTTGAATTTAATATCTTTGTACAAAATTAAGATTTATTATGGCAACGCTCTCAGGACAAAAAATAAAAGAGAAGTTTGGAAACCTGCTACAGGTAGAGGGAGGTATCACCTCAACTACTAAAGATGTAGAGGACGGAACGGGAGATGCTTCTGCATTAAAAATATCTACCACAACTGTAGAGATTGATGGAACGTTAAACTTCACAGCAGCGCCATCGACAGACAATGCCGAATCAACAGCTTTATTGATAGACAGTAGCGACAACGTTGTAAAGCGTGAGCTAGGTACAGCAGCTTTTAAAGATGAGTTCCCTAGAATTATTGCTCGTGCCACTGGAGGTCAAACAGTTGCATCTGGCAATACAGAAGATGTTAAATTTAACGGCATAGATAACGCTACACCCACAGCATCTTTCATTCAGGATGATGGTGGTAACTACTCTTTTACTGGCACTGGTAATACTACTGTAGTATGTGGCTCTGCAGGTATCTATAGAATAGGCGTGAGTTTGTATTTAACCAGTATAGGAAATAGTGCGGTAGCTACCGTATCCCTATTAAAAAATGGGTCACCACTACTCTCTCCTCAAAGATCTAAAGGATCAGTTTCAAAAAGTGTAACATCTTACTTTTGGACTGAAAGTCTATCCGCAAATGATCAGATAAAAATAAATTTAAATATGGATACGGCAGACGCAACGATAACAGCGGGCAGCTGTTTAGAGGTTCATAGAATAGCTTAATTAAATAAAATATATGAAAGACAGTCATAAAGACTGTATTCGTGAGATTCAAGAGCTGATGCTTGCGATCAACGAGACAGTAAAGAAGTACGAACTGGAAGACGAAGTTCTTATAGCTATGGCTGTAGGTTTTTTAGATATGGAGGAGAAGAGTATCCTCCCAGACGAAGAAGGGGTAACGGTAAAAATGAACCTGCTATCTTCAATCTCTGTAGAAGATGAAGAAGAGTTGGAAGACCTTCTCTCCTACGTGGAAGAATCGTACCGAATAGAACAAGAAGACAACCCGAGTAATATCAATTACTGGATCAACCGTATGGGTAACGGTGACTTAAATTAAAATAAAATGATACGTAAAATCATCATAGGGGTTGACCCCCTAAAGGCTATGGCTTACTATGTGGGTCAGAAGGCTGGAGAATCTAAGGTGGACGCTATCGTCTTAGACGAAGCGTACCTCCACAAGTTCAAAGAGAAAAGATACCTAGTATACATCAAGCACCCAGAAGACGGTGTGATGCTATGGAAGAGCGTGGAAAACGTTCCCGTACTTATTGAGTACGATCTAGACTTTTAACTAAATTCAATTCATATGCGTAGTATATACGACTTCTTTGTACGCCTACCAAAGGCGTTCAATGACGAAATACAGCTAGGAGATACGAAGCTGTACCTAGACCCTAAATGGGAAGAGTTCAAAAACAGGAAGATGGAAGGTGAGGTGGTAGCTGTTCCAGAAAAGTACAAGACCCGAGTGAAGATTGGGGATACATTATTCTTCCACCACCACGTAGTAATCTCAGGAAACGGTAACGGTCAAACGGTTCAGGACGACATCTACTTTGTACGGTTCGATGCAAACAACGGACACGCCTCTCAAGCCTACGCTTTTAAGTGTCAGGATACGGGAGATATAGAGCTTATATCGGATTGGATATTCTTAAAGCCTGAGGAGCAGGAGCTAGAGGAGACTACAGATTCTGGTATTGTGGTTTCTATCAAGGAGCCAGAATACAACCAATACGGATACGTACTGTACGACTCACCGAGGGTTCAGGAGCTAGGACTCAAGAAGGGAGACAAGGTGATGATTATGAAGAACGCCGACTACGAGATGGAGATAGACGGTCAGAAGGTGTACCGTGTGCATATGGATCATATCTACGCTACAGGATTCTGATGGGACGCAAGAAGATATTCAGTAGTGTACGTGCTGGTGAAGACCTGCTAGAGGCTATGGCTGAGGCGATACGTAACATTACCGAGGAGATTAAAAAACCTGTTGACCCGGAGCTTGGAGGCTCGGGTCGCAGGGCAGAACTCAAAAGCATAAAGGAGTCAGCCCTAGATGCTAAGGAGTTGATTACCGAATACCAGAAGCTCGAGACAATGATCAAAGAGCTCAAGGAAACGGGAGGCATTGAAGAGGCTAGAGACTTCTCTGGAGGTCTAGCAGAACAATACGCTAAGCGTTAGTACATATGATGATGAACAGCTGTAATATCGCAATCTATATGCCCACAAGTATTGTGTGTGTGTGCGATGTAGTTCGTTGAACCGCAAGCTGATAACAACATAGCAACTAAGAATACTAATAGTTTTTTCATAGTTCTAGTGTTAATTTAATGTAAAGTTACGAAATAAAAAATAAATGGCAGGTCTTAAACAGATAGAGGGGTACGAAGAGATGGTCATCAACATATGTCCGGACGATACAGAAGGCAATATTGTTGAGATCGGAGATCTTTTCATACAGCTGCCTAAAACACCCAGCAAGAAGAATATACTCTACCACGACAAACCCAAGGAAGAGCAGCGATGGGTAAGGCAGGAAATGCCTACCGAGCTGTCTCGTATCCGTAGTATGGATGAGTGGTACGATATGCCTAAAGAGTTTAAGGCTAAGTACGAACCCTACATCAAGCAGGAGTTTGAAAGGCGCAACAAGGGGATGTGGTTCTACAACAATGGAGAGCCTACGTATATAACTGGAGCACACTATATGATGCTGCAGTGGTCTAAGATAGATGCTAGCTTCTACGGATACTACCTGAAGTTTCAAGCAGATATCAATTACCATATGGAGGCGTGCTTTGTAGACCCTAGGTGTGCCGGTCAGCTGTACACTAAGTGTAGACGTTCAGGGTATACTAACGTTGCCGCCAGTAAGGTGGATGATATAGGTACATCAACCTACGATGTTACCGTGGGAATTATGTCTAAGACAGGTAAGGATGCTCAGGAGAATATCTTTATGAAGAAGGTGGTGGGTATGTACAGACATTACCCGTTCTTCTTTAAACCTATACAGGACGGTACTACCAACCCTCGTCAAGAGCTGGCGTTTCGTGAGCCTTCAAAACGTATCACCAAAAACAACAAAACAGCTAGCAAGGGTCAGGCACTAAACACAGTTATCAATTGGAGAAACACCACATCCAATGCATACGATGGTGAGAAGCTTAAGCTGTTGTTTATCGATGAGGGCGGTAAGTTTGAGAAGCCTGAAGATATACTTGAAGTCTGGCGCATACAGCGTACCTGTCTTATGGTGGGGCGTAAGTTTGTAGGTAAAGCGATTATAGGATCAACAGTAAACCCACTGGATAAAGGCGGTAGGAACTACCGTGACCTGTGGGATATGTCAAACCCCAACGATAGGAACTCCAACGGCAGGACAAAGAGTATGCTCTATAGGATTTTTATACCAGCCTACGAAGCCTTGGAGGGCTTCTTCGACAGGTACGGAAACCCAGTAGTGGAGAACCCTGAACAGCCTGTGATGGGTATCGACGATGAAGAGATTACTATAGGTGCAAAGACCTATCTAAAGAATGAGCGAAAAGGCTTATCGGGAGACAGCAACGAACTGAATGAAACCATCCGACAGTTCCCATTTACAGCTGAGGAAGCGTTTAGAGATTCTACTAAGTCTAGCCTATTCAACATAGCAAAGATCTACGAGCAGATAGAATACAATCAAGATCTCTATCCAAACCCTGTAGTGAAAGGAAACTTTGTTTGGGCGGGAGGAAAGCAAGACAGTGCCGTAATGTTCAAGCCTGATGTGAACGGTAGGTTCAGGGTAACGTGGATGCCGCCAGACAATCTTAGGAATAAGATAACTGTAGAGCGTGGTAAGAAATCTCCGGGCAATGACTGGCTAGGTGTTGGAGGGGTGGATAGCTACGATCTTGATGCTACGGTAGACGGCAGGGGTTCTAAGGGTGCGTTCCACCTGTACAACAAATTCAATATGGAGTACCCGTCCAATATGTTTGTATTGGAGTACGCATCACGTCCTCCACTAGCACGTATCTTCTATGAGGATGTGCTTATGGCAGCTGTGTTCTATGGGTATAAAATACTAATAGAAAACAACAAGTACGGTATAGCTAGGTACTTTGAGACAAGGGGCTATGATGAGTATTTGATGGACAGACCGGAACATCTAAAGTCTACAGCTAGAGTAGCTGTTAAAACTAAAGGGATACCTTCCAACTCACAGGATGTGATACAGGCACACGCACAGGCTATAGAGTCTTACATACACGACTATGTAGGTATGGATTCAAACGGCAACTACCAGCCTATGTACCTCAACAGAACCTTAGAAGATTGGATTAACTTTCGTATAGATAATCGTACACAATATGACCTTACCATATCTTCAGGTCTTGCATTACTTGCTGCACAAAGGGTAAAGAAAAAGAAAGTCAAAACAGATAACAAGGACAAGACCTTCTTCCGCAAGGGCAAGTTAATACAACGTTGATAAAAGCATTATCTTTGCAATTGGTAAAGATTCAGCGAAACGATGAATAATCAGAAACAACAGGCTTTTCCTGATCCTCTAGCTAGTACTGAGGAGAAGATGAGCAAAGCATACGGTTTAAACTATGCTAAATCCTTGATGGCTCAGTGGGGAGGCATAGACACTGAGGGTAGTTTATACAGACGTAGATACAAAGAGTTTGAAAATGCTCGAGCCTACGCCAACGGAACCCAAGATACTACCATATACAAACAGATTCTAAACTCACTAGACCCGAACAATGGTGACGGTACTATGATGACTCTTGATTGGACTCCAGTACCTATCGTTCCTAAGTTTGCAAAGATAGTCGTTAATAAGATTATATCTTCGTACCGATACCCACAGGTAGAAGCTGTTGACCCTTTATCCCAGAATGAAAAAGACATCAAGAAAAAGAAGGTAGCCCTACGCATCGAAAACAAAGAAATGTTTGAAGAGGCGAAGGCTGCAGGTCTGGAGGTTGATGTAGACCCAGAAAAGTTACCAGAGACACCTGAAGAGGTAGAGATATTCCTAGACACCAACATAAAGACGGATGCCGAGATTGCTGCACAGCTAGCAACGAATATGACGTTGAAGTGGAACAACTTTGATGAAAGGATATACAGGAGAAACGTTGAGGATTTGGTTAACTGTGGTATGGCTGTTACTAAGAGAAGCAACGATCCTAACTACGGGATAGACGAGGAGTATGTAGACCCTGCATTCTTTATGCACAGCTTTACAGACGACCCTACATTCTCTGACTTGGTGTATGCCGGTCATATCAAGCGTATATCTATACAGGAGCTTAAGCGTATTGCTGGAGATCAGTTCTCAGAGGAGCAGTACCAAAAGATAGGTAAGACGGTAATGAATAAGTATGGTAATGATTCTTCTCGTTTTATGGAGAACTATTACGACCAACGTCTAAGCCGTTATAACTACGGCTACGACGAGTACACTATTGAGGTGTTGGACTTTGAGTTCCTTTCTGTTGATCCAATGATCTACGAGAAGAAACAATCACGTTTCGGTAATATAGGATTCTATTTCAAGGGCAACACTTACGAGACGCCTAAGAATAGCGTATACGATAGAGAGCCTGTACAGATGAATAATGCTACCGTATATGGAGGGGTGTATATCATAGGCACAGACCACATCTACAATTACGGTCAGAAAACAAACGTACCGAAAAACATTCACGATTTAACTCGTGCTAGAATGTCTTACAGCGTGGTGGCTACCAATATCCGGAATATGATTCCTAAGAGTCTGATCTCTAGCGTTATTGGTTTCGCTGATCAACTACAGCTGTCACACCTAAAGATTCAGCAGGCTATAGCTAAGGCTAAGCCAGACGGTATCATCATCGATATTGAAGGGTTAGAGAATGTAGATCTAGGTAGAGGTGGAGACCTACAACCTTTGGAGATTCAAGACATCTACGAACAGACCGGTGTCTTCTACTATAGAAGTAAGAACCCTGAAGGCGGTTTCCAAAACCCGCCGATCCGACAGATAGACAACAGCATCAGAAACATCAACGAGCTTATCGCTCTGTATAACCACTACCTACGT